GGTTGCTTTATTTAAAATAGAAAGATTTTTATTTGAATCGTATCCTAAAGTATATAAATTTAATGCTAAAGGATTAGGGATGTTATCCGATTCTGTTAATAATGGTGATATTTGATCATCTTGTGTTATGTAAGCTTTAGCTATACTACCAAATTTAGGAGGTAAAGATAATGTTCTTATAATATAATCATTTTTAGTAACTGTTCTTTGTTGAGTTGAAAAGTTAGCCATTGTATTTAATCTAATATCTTCTACAGAATCACCATCACCACCACCTGTAGCGGATTCTGGATTGGTGGATGATATAGATGATTTTATATAATTTAAAAGACTATTATTCAAGTTAGGTTTATTTATTACAAATAATGTATCTATTTCTGTTATTGTGTTAGATTGTACATTGGATTTTAAACCACCTCCTATAATATATGTTATTGTTAAAACTGTGTTAGCTGGAGCTTGTCCATAAGTTTTAGTAAATAAAAAATTAGATGGATCATAGGCTATATTTAATTTTGATATACCCTCATCAATTCCTAAACCTATATTATCAGGACTAGGGATAATTTCTTCATCTGCTTTATCACTAGCCCCTGCCCCAAATTGGATTTCTAATTGATTATTAGTTTTAAATCTTGTTATAAATCGTCGAGTTGATTTTTTTAATTTTAAAAGATAAGGAGTTTGATAATTATACTGGCTTAAATCTGAATCTACAGCTCCTGTATTTTCAATTTCTTCAAAAATAGTATCTTGAGCTAAATAAGGAACCTCAGACCAATTATTACCTTCACTATCTACTACTGATTCTATTGATATAATATTATTATCAAATAATTCTAATGTTTTAAATCTTTCAGCTGATCCTATAGTAAATGTTTGGGTTTTGATTTCGCCTGAAATAGCTTTTCCTGTTTTTTGGAGTAAGAAATATGCAGGTTTATTGTTTTCATCATAAGAATATATTGAAATATTAGTAGGGTCAGAAGATGATGATATATTAAAATTTACTTGATTACTTAAATAAAATTTAGGACCTTCAGTTGAATTAAATGTAGTATTAGGAGATATTTTTAATGCATAATCAAAATCAGGTATATAATTATTAGGACTTATTTCTTTTGATGGGGTTAATTGGAATATATTTAAATTTACATTAGAAGCTGCTGTAACTTTTGGTTTATAACCCATAGCATAAGCTAAATTATATAAGTTTTCTTTTTCTTGAGCTAATGATAAAAATGATTCACGTAATTGTGTATCAGTATAAAATGATAAAACATCACCAACATAAGCTGCCATTTCAAGAAACATCATCCCTGGATTACCCTCACTAAAATCATTAAAGTTATCTGGAAAATATACTTCTGCAAATTCCATTAATTGATTTTTGTAAGAATTAAAATCTTTATTAAGATATTTAATATCTTTATCTTGTGTTTTATTTGATACTTTATTATAAGCCATTTTTTATATTATTAGCCATTTCCACGTGGAAAATAGAATGAATTAAAGTTTAATTGAATAGTATCTGTTGATCCATCTAAATTAAAACTATATGAAATTGTAATAAAAAATTTATACTCATCTTCTAGTTGAGTGAAAATTACATCTAATAAATTAATATTAGGGATATAAAAATTTATTTGTGTGTTTATTTTTTCTTTTAATATTTCTGTGTTTAAATTAGGTTCAAATAATGATTTTTTTAAACCTACACCAAAATTAGGTTCATTTATACGTTCACCTTGTTCAGTTAATAATAAATTAATTAAATTACTTTTAATTTGTTCTTTTACGGTTGTTGTACCCTTAAACATATTAACTTCATTAAGAGGAAAAGCAACCCCAATAGTAACATTTTTGTTAATATCTAAAGGACTTATTTTTCTATTTCCATTAATATATGCCATTAAGGTCTATGATTTTTTCTTTTATCTATTGCTCTCATTAATTCACGATAATCTTTATTCACAACATTTGAAACTTCAGTAGGTATAGGTGTTTCTGGTATTAATGTTGATTCAGTATTTGTATTACCTTGAGCTGTTTCATTTAATAAATCATTTAATGTATTGTTTGAGGAAAATTGTTGGGAGATTATTTTTTTACCCATAATTTTTTCTTTTAAAGAAGATTGTACACTTGGGGGAATTGGATTATTCATTCCATTAGCTGTTATATTACGTTGTGTTGGTTGTTCTACAATTGTAGATTTAAATTCATCACGTAAATCTTCTTTAAGTGTTTTAATTTCACGTCGAAGAGCATAATCTATTTCTTCCCTTACGACTTTTCTAATTAGTTTTTCGAAAACTGTTGCTTTCATATTAAATAATGTTTGTTAATAAATATAATTAAATTAAGTAATTCGATATTGAATTACTTCAAATTTTGTATTTCTTATTCTTTCTATAGTATTAGGTAATAAATTATCTTGTATAAGAATTATTTCTGCATTTTCACCTATACCTAAACTTCCATTTAAATTATTTTGAGCATCCTCTATAGCAGCAGCATAATCTTCATTTTCCATGGAGTCTCCCTCTATATCACACATTAAAGTATATTTTAAAAAATAAGATTCAATAGTACCTAATGCTCCTATTATTGATGATTTTAGTAAAGTTATAATTCTCATCATCATTGATAATATTTTTGCGGGTTGTGATATTTTTTTTAAAATCTTTTTTAATTTCCCCCCAAAAACTTTTAAAGAATTTTTTATTTCTTCTCTTTTACTTTTTGTTAAATCTATTATGTCTTTTAATTTAACTATAGCCGTACCACTAGCAGCTAATCCTACAAGAGCCTTTAATCCTAATTTTGCTACTTGTGAGGCAACCCCTAAAAGAGGTACTAATATTCTCATTGCTGAAAAAATTCCTTCAATAATAGCTATTATATTTTGAACTTTTTGTAATTGTTCTAAAATATTTTCTAATTTTTTATTTGATTTATCAGCTATATTCTTTATATTATTTAATAAAGATTTTATTTTATTATAAATTTTATCAATATTATTTCTTGATTCTATATTGCATACTAATTCTGGGCCTTTAGAAGTAATTTCATCCATCATCATTTGCTTAATAGAAGCTTCTGTAGGTATTTGATTTTTAAGTTTTGATACTTTTTTATAAGCTTCTTCTTTTAGTTGAGGAGCTATTTTATCTAAAATTTCATTTGATTGTTGTATTAATAATACTATAGCTCTTGTCATATTATATTGTCTTAACTTGGTTACTTAAATTATTTTTAAATTTATCTCTTAAAGTATTTAATTTACTTATACGTTTTTGAATAGGAATTATATTAGTAACATTAGGAGTTGTAGGACCTACAGGAGGTGCTATATATGATATTTCTCCTTCAATCATATCTAATATAGATTCTAAAACATCTAATAAACCTTCTGTTAAATCATCTCCAATCATCCATTCTTGCATTTTATGTCCTAAAATAACAGGTTCAGTAGGTAAATCCCCATCTTTTAGACCAAAATAAATATTAGGAGAATTTACAATAAATTTACTGTTTTCTTCATCACTTGTATCAAAATTAAAACTACCATTAGTACTAAAACCTATAGCTTTATCTGAAAATAATAAAATTGAATCAGCTTTAGCGTTAAATATTAAACGGTCTGAGTCTATTATTACTTGTTTTCCTTGATATATATTAGGTGCATCTGGTGTATAACTCATCTAGGCTGATTTTAAATTTAATTTTACAGTATTAATAGAATTAGTTTTTAAATCATTTAATGGATAGCCACTTGGGATAGCTATTTCTATGTTATCTGTATTAATTCCTAATTCTTTACAATAAGTAGGAACATCTAACCATGGACAACTTTTTCTTCCTTTTGTAGGATGATTATATATTTGATTATGACCTAATATTTTAATTTCAGGATATCTTATTGCATAAAATTTAACTAATTCATTTAATGAATTTGCTTGTTCTTTAGTCATATCAAAGGAAAGTCCACCTATCCAATTTAAATTCATAGTATTATAATTACCTATATTTGGACTTTGATTTGATATACTTCCTTGATTTTTAGAAGGTCCAACTCCATATGATGGAAAATCATCTTTATATATTTGAACACATGTACCTTTATAATCTATTGTTGTATGATAACCATGTCTACTCCAACCCGTATTAGCTACTTCATTTGGGGCATCTTGCATAAAATATCTAGCTACTTTTTCATGAGTTGATCCATATGCCATTGCTGTGGTGTGGATTACTAAATATTTTACCCTATTAGCTGTAGGTTGTAAATCTATTTGATTTTTTAAATCATAAACACTTAAAGGTGGATGTAAAGTAACAGATTTCTTTGAATATTTTCTAGAAAATATTGTTACTGATTTGTTTCTCTTTAAATCATCTGTTATTACTTCTAAATCTTCTTCAGTTACTACTTCCCCTTCACCCATATCTTCTCCTTTATCTTCTCCTGCTTCATCAGAAGCTGAAATATCAGTGACTTCCATAGTTCCAGGACCATCTAATATTTCTTCTGCATAATCACCAAAAGGATCATCTGAATATTCTGCAGGTTCTGGTTTATTTGGGGGAGTTGAATCTGAAATAAATGAATCTGTTGTAGTAATTTCAGGTAATGTTTCAAAATCTATAGTTTCTTCTTCTAATTGAGTTTGAATTGGTTCTTCTTCAAAAGTATCAGTTAATTGTTCTTGAATTGTTTTAACTTCTGCTAAATTAGCTCCAAATGTTTTTTGATTTAAAGAGGCAGGAGTAAAATTAGATAATTGTTGGTTAGATGTCATATAAATAGATGATGCATCACTCATTATATCTTCTATAGAATGGACCCATCCTTTATCTAAAGAATCAGATTGACCATTTTTTATAATAGTAATAGGATCTCCTAATTCACCTATAGTACTCCAATTATTTTGAGTTCCTACTTTATCACTTTTATTAGTAGAACCAAATCTTATTGAATTACCAAATCTACCTTCTATAATAGTATCACCTTCATATGGTAATATGGGTTTTATATTTAATTTTTCTTGAAAATATTTTCCTAAATTAATACCTGTAGATCCATCTTCTAATTTTCTTTCTATCGCTTGTTCATAATTAGTATTTTGGGTATTTTTAATATATGGTAAGGCATTTTGATGTGGGTGATTCCATATATTTAATGGAGGAAAATAATATGCTGATGTTTTATTATCTTTATCTTTAGTAGATGTTATTAAAACTAATTCATTAATTAAAGGATAATTTTTTATAAAAGTAAATAAAGGTCTTGCGGTAGAATCAGTGTCAGAATTTGATTGATTTAATTCTGTGTAAAATATAGTACCTATAGAATCATATCCCCCATAATCTTTAAATTTATTATGAGAAGGATCTAAAATTATATCAGTAATTCTAACAACAGTTAATTTTCTTACAATTGGTAGAATTTGAAAGTTATTATCTACTCTAACTACTGCCATTATCTTTTTTCGGTTCTTTTTCTGTTTCTTCTATAATATCTTGTAACTGATTCATTTCTTCTTCAGTTAACATATCACCTCCCCCACTTGTTGCATTTCCAGTAGATAAACGTTGTACTATAGCTGCCATTTTTAATAGATGGTCGTCGTTTTTAACGCTAATTTCCATATATTCTTTAATTAATGGAACAACAACAGTAGCATCTCCTAAATTTTGAATGAGGGGTCTTAATTCAGCTATAAGCTGACCAATTTGTTTACCTTTTTTTTTCTGATTAGTGTGAATTTCTTTAAGAAGATCAGAAAATGTTTTATCGTCAAATATTACTTGGCCTAATGAATCCATATTTTATTTTGTTATAAATATAGATTTTTTAAACTCTTACATATCCCGTTTTATCATATTCAGCATATAATTCATGGTATTTTTTCTTAAGTACTTTAGTTACTTTAGTTATTACGGGAGTATCTACATTTGTTATTTCACGAATATAAATATAAAGTGCTTTTTTATTAAAAATTTCTAAATTTTCTCTACGTTTAAATAATATATTAACAGCATCACATACTTTTCTATC